GCATGGTGTGGCCGCTCCAGGTCCAGTCGCGGATCGGCTGGAGGCCGCGCGCCACCTTGTACTCGGGATAGCCACGCCGGCCAGGAAGCGCCGGCTTCAGTGGCGCCGCGGCCTGGTCGTAGATGTTCTGGCCGCTCTGAATGCGCGCACGGATGGTATCGGCCAGCAGTTGCCCGAAGCCCAGCATCTCATCGGAGGTGTAGGGAGAGTAGACGAAGCGGGCGCGACGAACGACGGTCTGGAATCGAGCCATGGAAATTGACTCCCCTGGAGCAGTGCTATACGAAGCATTGCCTTGTACACTTGACATACAATGTACAATTCACTATTCTGAAGACATGATTCGGACGTTCTCCTGCAAGAAAACCGAGCGGCTTTTCCACCGGGAGCGCGTGAGAGAATTTGCCAACATCGAAGCGGTAGCCCAGCGCCGCCTGTTGGCACTAAACAACGCGCGGGTACTTGGCGATCTTCAGATCCCACCGAGCAACCGCCTGGAAGCGTTAACACAGGACCGCGAAGGCCAATACAGCATCCGAATCAACGATCAATATCGAATCTGTTTCACATGGAGAGAGGATGGCCCTCATGACGTTGAAATCACGAAGCACTACCGCTAAACCGATACGCCCCAAGCTCCCGCCCGTTCACCCCGGCGAAGTTCTGAAAGAGACGATTGACGATATGGGCATCAGCATGAACCGGTTGGCGCACGCGCTCCACGTCCCCGCCAACCGCATTTCCGGCATTGTCGCCGGCCATCGATCCATCACCGGAGAAACCGCCCTGCGATTGGGCCGCTATTTCGGCACCACCCCGGACTACTGGATCGGCATGCAGACCCAGTTCGACCTCGAAACCGCCCGCGACGAATGGGAGGCCGACATTCAAGCCGAAGTAGAACCGCGCCAAACGGCGGCGTGAACGAATATTGAACGGCTACTCCGCTCGACGAACGTCGATCTATCTGCCCCGCCCCCTAACGCCGCGACAGCTTCCGGACCAGCAGTTCCTGGAAGCTTTTGGCATCGCGGTCCTCGGCCGCGATGTGCTCCTTCTGCTCGGTGTCGATCAACTCCATCACGCGGAACTCCTCCTCGGTGATGTCCTGCAAGGTGATCGTGAGCCCAATCGCCTTCGCGTTGAGCAGCCGAAAGCACCGGCGCACCAGGACGCCGTTCGGCGAATCCATCGCCTCGTCGAGCAGGTTCCTCGGGCAGTTGGGCCCATGGCTGACATCGATGGCTTTCCAGCCGGCGCCGCACGCCGGACACCCATCGAGCTCGTCCGGAGAAGAGTAGCCGCACTGCCGGCACCGGAACACCCGGTCCGGACAGTCTTCCTCCTTGCCGCAGAGCGATCCCTGGCGGCACGCGGAGCGGATCAGAAAACGCAGGCCCGGCCCCTCCGGAGAGTCGGGCGCTGCTATTCCGGGTCGTCGTCGCCCTCAATGGCCAGTTGCGCCACGACTTCCGACACGGCCGCCGATTTGTGCACCATGGACACCTCGCCGGCATAGCCCGCGTGCGACACGTGCAGCTTGTCATAGAGCGCACCGCTCGGCTCCAGGAAGGCGCGCGTCTCGACCGACCGCCGCGCGGCCACCACGCTGGTCGAAGCCTTCTCGTGGTCCTGCATCTCCTTGGCGGTCGGCATCCGCAGGACGTGCGTCACCCGCGCGCCAGGAACCTTCATCTCGATCCGGTAGTTGTTGCCCTCCCGTTGGATGTCGGTCACTTGAGCGCGTTCTACGCGGCCGATGACCATGCCGGCCTCGGCGTCGTCGAACTCCGGACCGTCCTTGTCGATGCGGATTTTCTTGAACAACTCCGCGTTGATCTTGGGCAGGTCCACGTCCTCGCTTTGCGACTTCCCGCGCCCGAGAAAATGGCGGATGGTGCGCTGTGCCCGCGCCCAGGAGCACCACTCCTCGTCGGTCGGGAATCGCACCTCGCACCGTTTCTCGCCGCCCGACAGGATCGGCACCACGATGGGCTTGGAAGCGTCAAATACCGGCTTACTCGTTTGTTCCATAACATCCTCTTAAAAGTGGTCTACTGGCAGATGCCGCCTTGCGGCGTCGTTATCGACATAGTGACCAGGCCGTTGGTGGGATCGTACAACTGGACGCCGGTCACCTGCATGGTGGCGATGCCGTCCGTGTTCGACAATTCCACCACGTTGAAGCCCATGGACTGGATCGCCATCGTGAACGCGTTGTTGGTATCGCGAGTGAACGTGATGGTGGCGGGGCCGGTGACCTGGTTGATCAGATTCGCATACTCCTCAGAGCCGGCCTGCACGCGCACCACGAACTGCACCGAGAAGCTGCGGTCGCCCCACTCGAAACGGCCCTGGATCTGGAAGCCGTCCTGCTCTCCGGAACCGGGGAAGAAGCCGGGCCGGAAATTGTTTTCCCAGGAAGCATCGAGCGACACGAAGTTTTTGCCACTGCCGCCGGTCAGGTAGTTGATGCCATTGAGCGTCAACGCGCTGACCATGCCGGCGTTGAACTCGTGCAACTGCGTCGCCGCCGGCAACGTGATGCCACTGGGAGTGGTGTACTGGCCGGTGGCCACGCACTCCGCGGCTAGAGTCGCGCTGGCGCGGCCGGGAGAATTCTTGATAGCAAGCTTCCAGCCCTTGATGGCGCAGCCCACCAGCATTTCGTCGAGCACCGCCGAGCCGCCAGGCCGGATCTGCTGGACGAAGGAGAAGTACGGCAACTCGAGGCCGGTTGGATTGGTGGCGCCCAGCGCCGGCGCGATGGTGTACGTGTACGGCGCGGCACTGCCGGCCAGCGTCACATTGCCCAGCGAGAACGCCATCACCCAGGCCAGGAACTCCGACGAGCAATACTTCGAAAGCTCATAGGCCGGCATGTTGTAATGGGATTTGAAGAGCTGGGTCGGAAACTCATGGCCCTTGCCGATTTCCGCCCGGTCGTCCTCATTCACGGGGACCTTCGCCCAGGGCTTGGTGTTGAGGTTCGTAAGACGCCAGATGGCCGTCGCAAGGGCCGGAGTCACGATGTTGGCCTGCTTGCCGTAGCTCCAGCCATCCATCAGCTCGCTCACATTGGCCATGGCTACTTCGTCTCCTTTTGAATCGCCGCCGCCGGCTTCACCGGCGCGGGCACCTGATGCCAACCGGTGGCGAGAAGTGGACTGAGTGCCGCGATGGTCGCCTGGACCTCCCGGATTTCGTCGCCTTGTGGCGACTGTAAGTAAATCATAGGAACGTTCTGCATCTCTATCCTCGGCTCCGGCCCAACCGGAGGCTTATGGGTTATAAGATTCGATCAGCCGCACGGGCACTTCGAAGTACTCGAAAGTGGCTCCGTCCGGACTGATCACCACCGTGTTACGGCGCGCCGACGGGAGGTAGAAGTCCATTGGTTCGCAGTTCGGATCGATGGGTGTGTGCAGCATCCGAAGGTCACTGCCCGCCGGCACGTCGTTCACGATCCAATTGAACAGGTCCTCGTAACCGATGCTGGGCGTCTCCGGCGCACGAAGGTAAAGCGCGAAATCGTGCACGAAAACAAGGGCATTGCCGAGCCTGCCTGGTCCGCTGCCCTGCCACGCGATCATGATCGAGCCGGGCGGCATGGACAGGATCGCCAGGCGAATGTTGTTTTGCGTTGGGTGGCCGAAGACGGTGGCGTTCTCGGTATAGAACTGGATGCGGCTGCCATCCCCGCCCAGCGCCTCCACCAGGTTCGGCAGAGCCTGGAGCGCCGTCACCCATTCGGCCAGGATCGCTTTCGGGTTAATCATTGGGACTGCCCGGCCCGCGCCATCAGCGAAAGTTCGACCAACCCGTACGGGTCGGGTTGGCGCACCGTAGTCACCGCGAATTGCGATCCCCAGGCGGTCACCCAATCGCCGCGCTGCGGATAGTTCGCAAGATCGGATGGATTGACGGAGATTCCCTCCACGTTTGCCAGTGCGCCGGATTCCTCGCGCACGCGTGCGTGACGGATGGCGGTGATGATCACCGGATCGCCAACCGCAACGCCGGCCTGCACGGATTGATATACCACCGGCTCGCCGAACGTCTGCTGCATCGTGGCGTTCACTGCCGCATCGATGGTTATCCAGGTGGACATATATAATGATGCGGCGGGCTGGCTCCCAATCAGGCTTAGCTGAGCGTGATGATCGAGTAGAACACCGTCACGACCATCACGCCGTTGCCGGTGGCGAACGCTGCCGTCGCGTTGGTGATGTCGATACCGGTGGCCGCCGGCGGCTGGATGACGCCCGTGGGCGGCGGCACCACGTTCTCGCTCGCGTTCGCGCTGGTGACGGTCGCGGCCGGAATGTTCGCCGAGTGCGGCACCACGGCGGTCCCGTGATACTGGAACGACACCGCGCCGCCGCCGGTAAACTGCGTGGCGCCGGGTTTCATCTGCACGACGAACTGATCGACCACAATCACCTGGCCTGCGGCCGGTGCCGGCAAGATACTGACCGCCGCTCCAAACATCCCCATGATCTGCGCCGCCGTCAGCGTCACCACGGCCTTCTGAATCAGCGACGGGTCCGTGTCCGCCGCCTCCACCGGCCCGAAGCTGAGCGGGATCAACCGCACGCGAACCGTGGCGTCCGTGGTCTGGCCGCCGGGCGCATTTACGCCGTTTGCCTGGCTCAGCACGGCGAACCCGATCTCCTTGTTCGACGCGCCGGCCGCCGCCATGGGACTCGACGTGGCCTGCAGGATCGCGTTATTCCAGAAGACTTTGTCTCCGGGGTTGAACGCGCTCGTGTCCTTCGCCAGGTCGAGCACGCCCTCGACCACCAGCTCGCTGGAATCCCCCGTGTTCTGATTGTTGACCGAGACGCCGAAGATGTTTCCCACCTGGCAACCGCCGCCGCTCAGCAGCGCATAGGGCGCGATCACCGTGAGGGTTTCGCCTCTTTGAACGTAATTCTGCATAGAGTTTTCTCCTGTTCCTTCCGGGGCGACTCGCGCCGCCCCGGTCCTGTGGTTCCAAACGCCCGGTGCGCCCTACTGTCCGGCGTTCTTCTGCATGCCGCGGAAGTCCAGGGCCGCCGCGCCGAAATCCATGCGCGCCTTGATCTGGACGCCGTCCACCTCGAAGCCCTGCTTGGTTTCGATGTACACGCCCTGCTGCCCTTCCAGGTAGCAGTACTCCGCCGTATCGATCTGCGCCGGGTCGGCAATGAGATACCAGGCCGTGGTCCCGTTCGTGGCGGCATCCAGGCGCGGCTCGACCACCGGAACCAGGCTGCGCACCCATTCCGGCACCACCTTCGTCGCATCGGCGGACGCGATGTTGATCGGGTACACAAGCTGGAGCATGTAGGTTTCCAGCGCCGTCGGCACGGCGATGAACCGTGGAATGAGATTCAGCGGGGTGCCCTGCGGTCCCTTCTGCAACCGCATCGCGCTGCGGCCCTTGCCGAGCGCGGTCAGCGGAGCGGAGTTGGCAACGGTGTTATCGATGCTGCTGGCCGCGCCGGTCAGCAAGTTGTTGTGCCCGGCCGCAAACAGCGCCGTGGACGTCTTGTCGCCCGCGTACACCGCCGCCGGATTCGACGTGATGATGCCCCAGACGGTGTTCGATTCAAGCTGCGCCGCCGCTACGCCGAGCAAAGCCGGAACCCGTGTGAACGCCTGAAGATCGTCATTGATGATGACCTTGCGGGTTAACGTCACGATCTCGCCGTAGGTGCTGAGCGAGTAGTTGATGTTGTTGTCGGTTAGGTTCGCCCGGTGGTACTCGCCCTTTTCGTTCAACTGCTGCAAGGCAGGCGCATCGGCGAGCATCACGCGGTTGATGGGCTTGAAATCCTGCGCCGTCACCTGGCGGCAGAACGGCTGGAAGGTGCGCGGATACGCCTCGTAACCCTGGCGCAGGGTCTTATTGGCGACGTTGGCCAGAATCGCCGGAAAGTCCGAAGTGGATTCGGCGCCGCCCATAAAGAACTCCGCTCCCCGCGATGGGCCCTGGAGCGCCAGCTCCGCAATCCGCGTTACGTCCATGCCGCGCGAATTCATGCCTTTGAATGCCAGGTACTCCTTGGCCATATCGATGAGCTTGAAATTGCGGTACTCCTTCGCCATCTCGGCGGCGCGCTTGTGCTGCTCGGGACCGCACCCGTCGAGATATTCCCCGCGGTCATTGCCGTTGTGGTCGCGGCGCCGCGCCATGAAGAACCGGCCATCGGCGCGCAGCAGCAGCGCCATCTGCATGCAGGCGAGCCGCTGCTCCATGCCATCGCGGCTCCCCGAGGCGCCACCCTCCCCACGGATCGGGAACTTCTCGCCATCGAGGTTCAACTCGCCCTTCTCCGCGAGTTGGGCAAACAGTTCCTTCCGGGCCTGATCGGCGGGAGTGCCCTTTGCGATGAACTGGCCGATCACGGCGCCGTCGATGCTGTATTTGGTTGCGGTGGCGCGCAGCGATTCAATCTCGCCGACCCGCTCCCGCTCGGCCTGGACCGCCGTTTCCCGCGCCGCGGCCAGAGCCTGTTCGTTGGTTCGGGCCTCTGAGCCCGCATCCTGCGTGGGGATTTGTTCCATGGCAGGTTTCTCCTTTTGTGGGCTGGTTGCCCGTTGTGAATCGTTCGGTTGCGCACTCAGAAAGCACGTGTTGAAATCGGCCGGCACGGTGCACGGGGAGATTTCAAACGGCTCCCAGTCGGTGGCCTTGAACATGCCGATTTCCTTGTCGTTCAAGTAGGGCGGCTTGCCCTCCGGCATTCGCTCGGCGCCGGCATCGACCTTTTCACGCTTGTAGACAAAAGTGCCGAAGCTGAGATTCTGCAGGATGCCCGCGCTGGCCTTGCGGAACATCTCGGCGCCATCCTCGTCGCCGAGGTCGAATTGCAGCGTGGCCATGCCCTTGTCGCCGTTCGGCCAGGCGCGGCGCACCACGCCCAACTGGGCGCGCGTGCCTGCCTTCCCCGCCATGAGCGACTTGAAATCGTCGCCGGTGAGGTGGTTGTCGAACACCGGCGCGCCGTTGTTCAAGCGGTCGAAGCGGCAGCCCTGCATGTCCAGTTGGAGCATGTAAGGTTCGCCGGTAGCGCGATCGATCCTCGGGACGGGGACACCGCTGTACCAGACCACGTCAATGGTCCCATCCTTGGCGTTGGCCGTGCTGGGCAGCACCTGCGCGTCGGCCGAGAAGACTTCGGCGTCGTACTGGGGGCTTTCACTCATAGACTGTTCTCCTGTTTGTGGTGTTTGCGATCAGGTCCGATAGAGGCGCGATGTAGATTCCCAACCGCCCCCCGCCCGCGAGATCCCAGCGGCGAGCAACTCCCTCACCATTCCCAGATCCTCTTCCGACAGCGCCGTGAATTTTTTCGGCGTGGCGGGAGCGGCCTGGCTCGTCGGAGTCCGCTCCTCTGTATTGGCCGGCTGTTCCTGGCCGCGCAGCGTGGTGTTGCGCGGGTCCGAGTCGAGAATGATCTCGAATTTGTCCAGCAGTTTGTTGAACAGCGCGATCTGCTCAATCTGCGTGGTGGGATCGTAGCCGTTCTCCAGCACGGCCTCGAACCACGTCTTGCGGCCCATGCGCACGTCCTTCAGCACTGCCTCGGCATCCTTCACCGGATCGACGGACTCGAAGCGCGGCGCGGTCCACTGCACGCTGCGCAGCTTGATCTTCGGGTCTTCGGCGGCGGACCTGGGAATCCGGCCCTGCAGAATCAACGTGTCGATGAACCGGCGCCACACCGGCATGGCGAACAACGGGATCAACGTGAGCCAGCGGAATGCCTCCACCGTGTTGCGGAAGCCGAGCATCCCACCGCGCCAGGAGGAGTAATTCACCTGCGACATATCGCCGGTGCCGAGTTCGTACGGCAGGCCGATGCCGGCCATGATCCCCTGCAGCTCGGTCATTTTGTATTCGCGGTAGCCGCCGGCCGGAGGCGGGTTGTTGAACTTGACCTCCTGGCCCGGCTTCAGATACTCCACCATGCCCGGCTGGAAGGTCTCGACAGGCAGCCCGCTGGACGCGTCGGTACCGGCGATGCCCAGCGGATCGCCGTCGATGCCCTCCGGCTGCTGCACGAAAGCGGTGACGCAGGCCTCGACCTTTTTGCGCACGCGCTCCGCGTCGCAGTAATCGTCAAGATCGCGGAGCGCCATCATCACCGGCGCAAGCCACGGCACGCCGCGCACCTGGCCCGGCCGGAGCACGCGATAGACGTGCATAATCTGGTCGGCCGGAACCGGCTGGCTCACAATGCCGCCGCGCGGGTTGAGGATCAGCACGCCGCCGGGGTGATAACTGAACAGCCAGTAGGCGACGCGGCGCCCCAGTTCATCGAACTGCACGCCCTCCATCACATGCCCGTTGACCAACCCCATGGTGCGGGCCTGATCGAGGAAGTCCGCTTCGAGCATCTGAAGCTGAAGCGGAACGCGCAGGCCGGCGTCCGCGGGGCGCGGCCGAAACCGCACAATCGCTTCTCCCGATTCCGCCATGGTGCGGACGGTCAGCGTCTGCATGCCATAGAAGTCGAGGCGCTGCGGCGTGTCGCATCCGTCTGCGAAGAACGGCCACTCGGCGTCGACGATCTTGTCGAGGGCCGCGTTCCCGGTCTTGGCTTTCGGCACAATACCGGTCCCGACGACATTGCCGGCCAGCTCCTCGACCGCCCGCGCCGCATAGGGATTGTTGCGGACGAGATCGCGGCTGCGGTTGCGGAGCCAGATGAGCGACCCCATCAACTCGACATTGGCGTCGGTCGACGCGGCGTACCAGCCGTGGGCACGGCGTCCGGCGGTAGCGCCGTCGTACCGGAACCGCTGCGCGTGCCGCTCCAGATAGCCAGTGGTCAATTCGAGGGCGACGCGGCTGCGCACACGTTGCAACGCGGCGCGCGGCGCCACGACGCCGATGGCTCGGTCGAGAAGGTTCATTGCACGCATGGCGGCGATATGAGGAACAATAGGACAGGCAACTGAGCGAAATGGTCATCCCCGCGAAATAGGAAAACGGCGTCTTTAGGCCCCTTGATGCCGTGCAGATTAGAGAGGGCACGGTCGTGGAAGTGTACGTTCCTGCCGATCAGCGACCCCGGTCGGTTCGGGACTTCGCATTCTGCGGGATGTGGAAGGACCGGAACGAAATGGCGGACAGCGTCGCGTACGTGAACCGGCTCCGAGGCGACCCGCGAGGCTGAACCGATGAGAAGCGAATACGATTTTTCGCAGTCGCGCAAAAACCCCTATGTTAAGCAACTCAAGCGCCAGATCACCATCCGCATCGACACCGCGGCGGTGGAATACTTCAAGCAAATGGCGGCGGAATTGGGGATGCCTTATCAGAATCTTATCAACTTGTTCCTGAGAGACTGTGCCATCCACAAACGGCGCCCTACGCTTCAATGGCCCGAGGGGACGTCCGAGGGCGCTGATCGCCGCTCTCACCACCGGTCGGAAAGCGTCGGCCCCGTCGGTCCATCGCCGCGCTGATGCTGCGCGAACCGGACGCGGCTGCCGGTTTGCCCGCTGGTCTTCCTGATGTCCTCTTCGATGGCCGCCTTCGCCTTCAGAAGCTCGTCCGTCGAGCGGTAAGTCACCTCGCGCCCATCCGGGAAGCGTACTTTGAGCGTGGGGCCACCGATGGCTTGGGTGACCGCGTCCAGGTTCGCTTGCAATTGCTGAATCGTCAGCGCCATATCAACTGCGCCCAAACCAGTTGCGGCGCGGTACCCATGGATCGTCGCCGCGCTCGATGGAACTTGGACCGCGTGGCTCGGGGCTGGCCGGTCTCGGCTGCACCGCCGGAGTCGCCGGCTGCGTCTCCCCTCGGCGTGTCTGCACCATCCGCGCGAAGCGCTCACAATGGACCGACAGTTTCAAGCCGCTGGCGTACAGCGCATAGAGCGCCGCATATCCAAGCACACGCGTGTCCAGCCCTTCGTTGCGAGCGTTCGCCGGCTTCCGCCACTCCTGCCGGGGAAACCCGTTGTGGTAGCGCGTGAACTTTTTCTCCGCCGTGAGTTGCTCGAAGTACTCGATGTCCCGCCCAATCGGAAAGTGGCAGTATCCCGGCCCCGGATCCTGGATCTTGAGCCGGTCGTAAATCGCCGTCTTCGCGGCATCCACGCCGATCATGAAGAACGGCGTCTGGTTCTTTCGGCTCGGCTTGCGCGGCCAAATCGGCGATTCGCCGGCGCGCCCTTTGGTGGCATATACACGCCGGTTGTAACGGTCGCGCGTGAATCGCAGCACAGTAGCATCCTTGAACCCGCAGTCGATGCACGTTGCGACGATCCGCATCGCGAGGCCCGAGGCATGCAGGTACTCGGAGAGCAGCAGGCCCTCCAAGTGCTCCCACACCTCGTTGCGCGTAACATCGCCGGGGATCACGTGATAGGCAAGCGACCACGATTCCTCATCGCGTCCCCACCCGGCGATCTCCAGCTCGAGCCGGTCGGCCTGCACGTCCACGCCGGCCGTGATCAGTGCGACGCCATTGGGCACTTCCGCTTCGAACGGTTCGCAGCGGTTCCACAACGCATGCGCATCGGTCGGCACCTCGTGAGTCTCTTCCCATAACTCCGCGAGTACCGTGTTCAGAAACGCCTTGAGCGTCTCCGGCGACTTCTTGGCGGCCAGGAACTCCACGGCGACCTCGCCCCACGACTTCTTGGGCGAGATCAACTGCGAGACGCGGAATCCCGGAATCGGCGAGGACGGATTCGCCGCGCGGTACTCGCCGCGCTCCACCATCTCGGCCTTCTGGTGGTGAGGAATCAGTTCGCGGCACCCGGCGCACCGGTACATAGCGTCTTCGGATTTCCCCTCCGGCCACACCACGCCCGGCCCCGTGCCATCGCCAAACACCAGCACTTGGAAGTGCCCGCACCGCGGACAGGGCACGAAGTAATCGCGCTGGTCGCTTTCCCGCCACGCCAGCTCGATGCGGCTGATGCCCTTGATCGTCGGCGTGGATGCCATGACGATCTTCTTGTTGTGGGCGAACTCCGCGGTGCGCTGGATGGCCAGCGACACCGGGTCGCCCTCGGTGCCCGCGCTCGCCGGATACCGATCCACCTCATCCAGCAGTGCGTACCGGATCGGCCGCATGGCCAGCCCCGAGGGTGAGATCGCCCCGGTCAGCGTGATGTGCCCGGCGCCATTGGCGAGAACCTTGTGCAGCGTGGTGTTGCTCGAATC